TCAAATTTAGTTGTATTTGATACGGACAAGCAAGAATGGCGTTCAGTAAGAATTGATTCTATCAAATCCTTTGTATGAAAGTAACAGTCATAGGAAATGGGGTCTCTAGGACCCCTATTCCTTTAGATAAGATACCCGGTATAAAGATAGGGTGCAATGATATTTACCGTGAATATTGTGTAGATTATTTGTGCGCTGTTGACTATGCAATGTTAAAGGAAATACATGAAAGCGGTTATGATGGTGCAGTGTACTATCGCCATTTTAGTCTCAAACGGCAAGGGCTAGAACCTAAAGCTAATTGGCACTCACCGTATTTTATGCAAAACAATAGTAGCGGTCATGGTGGCATTGAACTGGCTGCATCATTGAAAGCGTCTCAAATAGACCTACTAGGATTTGATTGTATAGTAGGTAGGGTATACGGCACAGAGTCAGCAACTTATACACCCCCCTCAAACATGATGATTTGGATTAACTCTTTGATCTATATGGCTAAAGTGTATCCCATCCGTAGAGTTATCGGTGAGAACTCACTAGATATACCTGAAATACCTTCAATAACAGTAGAAAACTATCTAAAAGAGCTTGACAAATAGGTATTCCTTTGTTATACTATATAAGTAAACACTAAAGGAGTCCTTAAATGGCTATAGTTAAAAGATCACGCAGCACATATGTGATGCCAGAACCCAAGTGGGCAGAGTTTAAACTGCTCACCGAAGAAACTGACCGAGAAACCGCATTGAAGCAATGTTTGTATTTTGTTCATTATGAGATACAAGACAAAGCAGGTATTCTGCATCTAAAGAAGTGGATGAGAGCAAATTGGAATAAAACAGATGTAGATAAAATACTGTCTATGTCTGATTCTACTTTCTATAGTGTATCAAAATATTTTTACTGTTGGTCTAAATTGGGTTGGTTGACACAATCAACTATAAACTGGCTTGAAGCGCAAAAACATATTTGGATAAAAAATTCATCTAAGGTTGTTGTAGTTGAAGATGATGAAGATATTCCATCAGTAGCTAAAGTCGTGAGCATTAGAAATAATCTTAATGATTTTATGAATAGCATTGATGACTCATTGAGTGCTATTATGAAAGGTAGTGTATTCACAAACATACCAAGTTTTATTGCTGGGTATAAACTTAACGCATCTGAAATGCAGAAAGCGGTTACTAATATTGATTTGATGTCTTTAGAGTTTAGAGAATTGCAAGAGGCTAGACAAAAGCCTGAGCGTGACGATATGGATGATCAGCTTATTGAAGGATATTCACATATCAAGAAATCTATTATAACTTCAGTAATTGCATTTTTTGATGAATTGCAAATTGGTCTGATGGAAACTAAACAGGCTAAAAAAATAACAAGAATCAGACGTAAAAAGCCAACTGATAAAAATAAACTTGTGCGTAGGTTAAACTATACTAAAGATTATCCTGAACTCAAATTGACTTCTATTGATCCTGTTGAGATCATCGGAGCATCTGAAGTATGGGTTTATGATTTTAAACGCAAACGAATAGGTGTGTATGCCTCTGAATATTCTAACACACTGGGTGTTAAGGGAACTGGTATTGATAACTATTCAGTCAATAAATCATATGAGAAGACATTGCGTAATGATGATCTTATTAAATCTTTTATGAGTTGTCGTAAGAATGGTCTACATTCATTCATGGATAAGATAACTGGTAAGAAGTTTCCAGTAAAGTCTAGGGTACAACCCACAATGGTCTTGCTGAAGGTGATATCATGAGCAAAGGACTAATAGTTATAGACTTCAACCAAGTAGCTATTGCTACTTTTATGAGCAATGTTGGATTTGGTTCTAACAGTGACATTGAAGTAGACCTGCCTCTGTTGCGACACATGATCATTAATACTATACGGTCATATCGCACAAAATTTGGTGCTGAATTTGGTGAACTCGTTATTGCATGTGACAACAGGCATTATTGGAGACGCACAGTTTTCCCATATTACAAAGCAAGTCGCAAGAAAGAAAGAGAAGAATCAAAATTTGATTGGAGTACCATATTTAATTCTCTATCTATTATTAGAAGTGAATTAGAAGAGTATTTTCCTTATCCAGTTATTGATGTAGACGGCGCTGAAGCCGATGATGTTATTGGTACACTTGCTGAGTATAGTCAGACAATGGGTGAATCTGATAATTTGTTTGAAGATTCAACACCAGTGCCTTTTTTGATTATCAGCGGCGACCATGATTTCAATCAGTTGCAAAAATGGTCTAATGTAAAACAATATTCACCTGCATTTAAAAAGTGGATTAAGATAAAAGAATCTGCTTCCCGTGTTCTCATGGAACATATTATCACAGGTGATAAAGGAGATGGCATACCTAATATGTTATCACCTGATGATTCGTTCGTGAATAATATTCGTCAAAAACCGATTCGTAAGAATTTATTAGAAGAATGGAAGACAAAACCACCTTCCGAGTGGATAACCGCAGACATGTCTCATGGATATAATCGCAATCAACTGCTAGTTGATCTAACCAAAACTCCTCAAGATATTAAAGATGCTATTATACATAGTTATGTAAAACAACAAAACGGTGACAGAAGTCAACTTTTAAATTATTTTATTAAAAACAAAATGAAAGGAATGATGGATGTTATTGGTGACTTTTAATTATTGGAGAAGATAATGGCGATAAAATTTAGACAAACTGATGAAGGGTTTACATGGGTATTTAAAGCACCCACCGTACCTGAACAGATAAAAAGATTGAAAGAATGGGCAGCAACAAATCAATCACTCGTACCTATTGTTCGTCTCGGTGTTGGTGCTGAAAAGCCTAATTGGAATCTGCCTGAGGGTATGCCTAATATTACTAAACTACAAGAAGACATCCCAGATGGCATGGGGCAGACTTCTTTACAACTAGAATGGCGTAGAATAAAAGGATTTATTACTCCCGACAGTAATATGAGCAAACTATCTACAGTGAAACGCGAAGCACAGTGGGTAAACATTTTAGAATCAGTGCATTTCAAAGAGGCTAGAATTTTGACAGCAGTCAAAGATGGTAAGCTGCTTGAAATGTATCCTGGATTAGAATCATTATTGCCTGGTTTAGGTATAAATGAATATAACAAACCCGAGACTAAGAAAAAGTCTAACATTACTAAGAAATTGAAACTAATATAATTGGTAAATTTATTATGATTAATACTGTTAAAAAAGAAATGATAACACTATCAATGCAAGAACTTCAACCTTACATTAAAGATGATGTTGTACGACCTAATATACCTATTTACATTAAAGTTGGTCCAGGTAAAAAAACATTTGCTTTGAAAGAAGGTGAAAAGATACTAGCAATAATGTGCGTATCTTATGGCTACGCTACACCTGTTAATGAAGAACAATTGCAAAAGGGAACTGGAGATAATCTTCATAATTATAGTATTAGTCCACTTGATAAGACAAATTTTTTCATAACACCATATGCGTTGTGGTCATATGCTCCTGGCATGGGTTCAGAACTTCTTAAACAGTTTATTGCTAGTATTAAAGAAAGTTATTCTACTATCAATATCAGTCTTTGGCCGCGAATAGTAACAATGTCACCTAAAACACCTGTGGCTACTAAATTTCATTTAAAGCATGGAGCTAAATTGATAAGTGAAAATGAAGAATCGAATAGCTTTGAGTATTTTATTCGGTGAGTCTATAAGGATCGTACTTTGTGCCTAACTGATAACCGTCAGGCACAGGGTCGGTGTGTGGAATAGATGTTACTTTACCATTAGGTCCACATATGTATTTGTAAGGTACTCTTTGTCTTCTTTTCTGTGACATTTTTAATTTAGTTGTCAATTTTTGTTTACGCCCATACATGTTATTATCTTCACCTCGGTATTTTCCTGTATGGTTTTTGCTGATTTTCTTTTTATGTTCCTCTGTTAAACCATCTTTGTGAGGGTGTGCCTCTTTGACTCCCTCACCAATTTTTCTTTTGGTTTCTTCAGTGTGTTTAGTTCTAATTCTTGCTTTATCAACAGAAAATACAATGCCTTCTTTTGCAGCAAATTCACGCAATACTTCAACCGCAACAGCTCTCCTAATCAATTCTCTTGGTTTAGGAATCTTGTCTACGTCTTTGGACTCTACTAGATAGTAGCCAGTGGTAGTATTGAAAATAAAATAGGATTTCATTATTTTGCTATTACAAATTTACCAGATAAAGAGGTTCTTGATGTAGTGTATTCATATAATAACTGAGCAATTAAATCACCTTTACCTTCAGCGTTTTTTGTAAAATATTGTTTTAAAGGTGGCATGATACGATTAATAATATTAATGGCACTATTAGCACCTCTTTCAAAGTCAAATTGTGCCTTGTCCATTTTAGATTTAAGTTTATCTAATTCCTTTTGTTCATTTTTAAATGCATTGTCACCTTCATTATATAATTTTAGTATTTTATCGCCTAAAGATTTATCTACAAGAGATAATATATCAGTAAAAACTTTAATAGATGCTATAGAACCACCTCTTGCCTCGGCACCATTGATAAGATATTCAACAACAAAACGCTTTGAAGATGGGTCATGTCTTATTTTAATCTGTCCAATTCCAACCATAATTTTCATGTCTCTAGTTTGTGCTGTTTTTCCATATTTAACTCTTTCATATGGTTTCCAATCACTTGTTCCTTTGACTTTAATATTCTTAATTTCCTTTAACTCTTGTTTACGGTCAAAATTAACTTTCTGTAATTTAACAGTTGAGGTTGTTTTTTTAAGAGATAACGGTAACAGATCACCAGTATCAATTAATTCGCTGACTAATATATTTAATTGTGCGAATGTAAATGCCTTAGGATTTTTCTTTGCTTCAGTTAATCTTTTATCTATTTCTTTATTTGCTTTTACACTAGAATAATATATATCTGCAGGACTCCATTTATTAATATCAGACAACTCAGGTTGATTTTTCAATTTACCTATGCCATTATTTTGAGCAATTTTGAATAATTCTTCAATTTTACCCATTACTATCCTGTCCCCACGGAAGTAATATATATCCTGAAATCCTTTTCTGCTAATTTTATTAAAATTTGCATCAATAGTGACAATATCTTTTACTAGTTTACTAGCAATAAGAACTGAGGATTTATACCAACTGTTGTCTTTAGAAAGAAAGTCTTCTAAATCATCTAATGAAACACCGGGAGTTTCAATTCTTTTAAATGCCAACTCAATTGTTTTTCTATTGGATAAGGCAAATGAATTATAATCTGCAAATGTCTTTATATTTAAAATATTATTAGATTCAATGCTACCTAAATGATCACCAATAGCACAAAATAGTGCCTGGGCGCTTTCTGCTAGTGCTGTTTTATCTGCCATGTGTAATTCCTTTGTTTTTATGTACTATTTATATGAAATAATGCTTGACTTTTTGACAAAACCCTGTATAATACTTGTATAAACTGATGAAAAGAGCAAAAATGCACACAAAACGTAAGTCATTGATTTCATTGGTAAAAGAAATTTCAAATAATGCTTGACTTTTCAGAAAAACTACTGTATAATACTTGTATAAACTGAAAAACACAGAGGATTAACATGGTCGAATACACTTTACAAGTTTTCAAAGCTGATCACCGTACAAAAACGGGTGACCGCTTGTTCACTACAATGTCAATAATGGCAAAGGATGACAATCAAATGCGCGGTATTGTTGCTGCGTACTTTGATATGTATTCGCCAGATCAAGGTTGGAGATACGAATGGTGTCCCGCTAAAAGAACTGTTAAGAATTTGATGACAGGCAAAGATGTTGAAATAGATTATGACACGCCTTGGTGTTGTAATCCTTCTTCTGAAACTTATTGGAGTATGTAATAATGAAAAAAATAAACAAGCGTCATGGCGGTCCGTATGACCGTGGTTCGGCAGATTGTTACTATGGTCGTGATATGCTTCCTCACTATTTTGAGGCTGAAACTGGCATGTCCCCTATCGTTGAACAATTGCACATGAGCAAAGGTGATATTGCCGCTTATATGCAAGGTTATTTTGATCAAATTGAATCTGGTGTAAGGAAATATAATGTTTGACTCTTATAGTGCTCGTTCTACAACGTCCCTGACTGGTGCCCGTCTTTCCAATTGGGAAATGTCAAATGGTATGGACCGTCATGAATTGACGAATGCCAAAGCTGTTTTAGAAAGATTTGATACCAATCGCAAAATTGTTAACTTTAAACCTACTACGTTAAGCAATATTTTGCGAAGTGAAAAACTTATATCCTTTGATATGCTTGCGCGTAATGTTATTGAAGAAAAGGTTTTTGATAGAAATTCGCCATGTGAGGTAGGTTCTTCTGGTAAATATCGCATTCTCAAAATAGAAGGCAAGCGTTTCTTGCAAATTGGTACTACCTATTTTGGTGAAGTTGATGACGATTAATATCTATATCAAAGGTGGTACTAAAACTCAACAACGGGTCACTGATGAGGCGGCCCGTGTTTTTATTAAGCAATTACTACCTCGCAAAAGAACTCTAAATATAGATATCACCATTCGGAATACTCTAAAAGAAAATGCTGCTGGGTATTGTACGCATGAAGACAAGGATCAATTTCATGTCGAGTTGCACAACCGAGGTAATTTGTTTGATTACTTGTCTTTTTTAGCCCATGAATTGGTACACGTAAAACAATATACTAATCGTGAACTGGTCAAGTACTGTTGGATGGGTATAGATTATTTTGATGTTGCTTACTCTAAACTACCATGGGAAAAAGAAGCATGGTCAGCACAGTATCCAATGTCAAAAAAATATATTAAAAACAATCTAGGTATGACTTTTGTTAAGGCTAAAAGCACTTCACCTAGAACTATGAAAGAAATGAATTGGGACCTTGAGTATAAGGTATTAGAGGCTACTTGTGATGCCCAGTAACAGACAGCGACAAGAGTTGCATAATTATAGGAA